TTATCCTTCCAGAAAGTCGAAACGTGCCACGATCCGCCGCCGCCAGGGCGCCGAGAGCGGGCTTTCGGTCACGCCATGACCGCTGTAGGCGTGGATGAATGTCGGGCCGTCCCCGACCTCGGCCAGGATCGCCAGGTGCTTGGCGACCGCGCCGGCGCGCATGCGAAACAGCAGCACCTGCCCTGGTCGCAGCGGGGCGTCGTCGCAGCTGCGCAGATGACGCGCCGCGGCCCGCCACAATCGCTCGTCCCCCTGCGGCTCCGACCAATCCGGCGCGTAAGCCGGCAGCGCTTCGGGCTCCGCGCCATATCGCGCACGCCACACCCCCCGGATCAGGCCGAGGCAATCGCAACCGGCTCCCCGGCAAGAGGCCTGGTGCACGTAAGGCGTGCCGATCCAGCGCCGTGCCTCGGCCACGACCGCGTTCATCGAAACAGGCTCCCGCCGTCCATGTTCGCCTCCGTTCGCGGCACCGACACCAGCCAGTCGTCGCCCGGGATGAACGGGAACCCCTGGAAATTTATCATGTTCGAGAACTTCAGCCGGCAGGTCTCCGCCCGCTTGTCGCAGCCCGCCGTCACCCGCACGCGGTCCCCCGCCCGAAGCTTCGCCCGCAAGCTCTCCCACAGGACGAAGCGATGTCGCCCGCCCGCGCGGGTGTGAGCCTTGACCGCGCCGGACAGTCCCGCGGCAGGACCGTCGAGAACCTCCAGCACGCCTTGCGCGAAGAAACCCTCCGCCACATCCCCAACATCGAGCTCGATGACCCTGCGTTCGGATTGAGACACCACCTCCGCCGTGCGCCGCAGCCCTGCCGCGTCGAGGTTCACCTTGCAGGCCGCGTCCCCCAGCACTGCCGAGCACTGGCGCAAATAGGACCGCCCCGTCGGCCGGTTGAGCCCTTCCGCCAGACCGCGCAGCTCCGCCCGGAACTGCCCCGCCTCGCGGGTGATTTCTCCGATGGTGCCGCGAAAGCGGATCTGCCGGGCGGACACGTCGTCCCACCGCACCAGCCACTGCGTGACCTCCGCCGCGTCGAAGCGGCCGGCGACGATATCCTGCTCGGCGATGACATCCGACTGCAGCAGGCCCAGGGCCTCGCTGTTGTCGACGTCGAGCCCCGTGCCGGTGCTCAAGGCGCGAGCGGTCAGACCGCTGTCCGGACGGAACGTCCAGCCGCCGAAACGCAAGGTCCGGTCGTGATCGGTGAACCCGAAAGCCATGCCGTCCCGTCGCACGACCAACCAGGCCCGGCAGACATGGGCGGCCCCCTCCGCCATATGATCGAAAAGCGCGCGCCCGCTCACAGCCGCACCTCCACCACCGGCACGCTCGGGGCTTGACCGGCCTGGAACGAGGTGACCGCCGTCTCGATCCGGTCGGTGTCGAAGCGGACCGGCACGTCGAACTCGAAGCCCGCCTCGATCGAGGCACCCTCGTCGGGCGTGTCGCTGAAGGTCACGATCCCGGTCGTGAAATCGACGTCGAAGTCGATGCTCTCCTGCAATGGATCGCCGCCCACCGCGATCTGCACCGTGCCTTCGACCGGCTTTGCGATCGCACGCGCGTAAGTCTGCGCGCCAGAGCGGTAGACCTTCACCAGCTGCCAATCCGCCGTGGTCCCATCGCCCGTGCCGATCACCTGGTCGAAGGCGGTGACGGTCTTCGAGGGCAGGCAGGACTTGTAGTCGGCCCAATCCTTCCAGCGAAAGGCGTGCAGCTGCCCTTCGCGCGCCTCGAAGAACCCCGTCACCCGTTCCACGTCGTCCAGGGACCGCAGGCCAAGACCCGCGTCGTACCGCCGGCGGGACTGGCTCCACGGGGTCGAGCGTTCCTCGAAGCCGTTGGCCAGCGTGACGATCTCGGTGCGCCGCTCCGGCCCGCCCATCGCCCCGAAGCTGAGATTCGCGGGAAATCGAATGTCGTGAAATGCCATCTCGGCCTCCTACCTGTTGCGCTGACCGCGGTTCAGGACCCGGCCCATCTGGGCCGCGATCTGTGCTTGCGACCGCTGGAACCCGGCCACGTCGGGCGTATGGATGTTCATCGTGACCTGCACCGCCCCACCGCCTTGCGCACGCACGCCGAGGCTGCCGTCGGACCCGCGCGCAAGCGGCATGATCGCCTCCGGACCCGCCTCGCCCATCAGCCCCGTGCCTCCGCGCATCCCGAAGTACGTGGCGCCACCGACGACCCCGCCCTTGGCGAAGGGCATCACCCGCCCCTGGCTGAAGGGCGCGCCCTGCGCATAGGGCATCACCGCCGAGACGGCGGCGTTCACCCCCTCCGACAAGAGACCGCCCGCGTGTTTCATCACCGGGTTGATCGCGGCGGCATAGGCGGTATCGGCCATCGACTGCGCCACGCCGCGCAGCGCGTCAGACATCTTCATCCCGTCGAACACGACCCCGTCGAAGGCCCGCCGCAAGCCCGAGGAAAACCCCGTCGTGAGGTTGCCCAGGTCGCGCGTCGTCTCCCCCAGCGTGGTCTGCATGCCGCGCAACGTCCGGTCGAAGCTGCGGGCCATGGCACTGGCGTCCCCCAGCGTGCGCTCCAGCGTCGTCACGTCGGCGTCGAGGTCCTCGATCCGGTCCGTGTCATTCATCGCATGTCTCTCCTTTTGTCCCGTCGGGATAGGCGGCCATCAGGCCGTCCAGCCCGCTGCGCCGCATCGGCCCCTGCGCGCCCGCAGCCCCCAGCATCACCGACAGTTCCGCCGGTGTCAGACGCCAGAACTGGTCGGGCGTCAGCCGCAGCCCGAACAGTCCCGCGCGCATCAGCCCGGCCCAGTCCAGGCCGCTCATGTCGGCGGCGCGAAGGCGCGCGCCAGAAGCTCCGCCGCCAGCCGCGCCGCCTCGACGGGGCTGCCGCCGATGTCGGCGCTCAGCAGATCCTCCGCCCCTCCACGCCACCCGCCGCCCCGCAGGCCCGCCACGATCAGCGCCAGCACGTCGCGCCCGCGGTAGCGCCCGCTCTCGAACCGCTCGACCAGATCGACCAGAGCGCCTTCCTCCAGCTCGGCCTCCAGCGCCGCCAGTGCGCCCAGCGTCAGCTTGGCCACGTGGACCTCGCCGTCGATGGGCACCGCGACCTCGCCTGCATGCGGGTTCAGCATCACGCCGCCACGAAGCTCAGCGGCCCCGCGCTCGACAGCGCCATCTCGTAGGTCGCCTCGCCGTCGAAGGTGCCCGCGTATTCGATCGAGGAGATATGGAACGCCCCCTCCACCACGCCGAAATCGGGGATCACCACCTGGAAGTCCGGTGTCTCTCCGTCGAAGAAGATCTGCCGCATCCGGGCGTCGGTGGCCGCGTCGCGAAACACCCCCGACCCGCTGATCGAGGCGGTCTTCACCCCCGCCCCGCCCAGGATCTCGCGCCAGCCGCCCTGGCTTTCCAGCGAGGTCACGTCGACCGATTCCGCGTTGAAGCTGATCCGCGTCGCGCGCAGTCCCGCGGCACTCTCGAAGGTGCCGTCGTTGCTCATGTCGACCTTGACCAGAAGGTCCTTGCCGCTTTGTGCTGCCATTGTGATGCTCCTTGTGAAGGCGTCAGTGTAAAGGCGTCAGTCGTCTGACAGACGCGCGTGGAAAGTAAGGTCGATCCGGCGGCGTTCGTTGCTGCCCACCCGGGCCGCTGCCGCCTTGTGAAACCGCAGGCCAAGGACCCGCCCCCGCGACAGCGCAAGCGGCGCGTCCAGCGCGTCCGAGATCGCCGCCGCTGCCGCTTTCGCCGCAGCGAACCCGTCGCGTTCCGTCAGGACCGAAACGGTGAACTCGTGCACCGCTCCCGCCCCGCCCGCGTCGGAGGCATCGCGCGCCTTCTCGGCCCCCAGCACGACGTAAAGATCCGGCAAGGCCCCCCCGGGCAGCGCGTCGTAGACGTGACCGCCCACCAGCGCGCCCAGGTCCGCATCGGTCGAGAGGCGCTGGTAGAGCGCTTCCTGCAAGGCCAGCGTCATCGCGTAGCTCATGTGACGTTCTCCTCTTGAGCGGTGCAGATCAGGTAGGCCCGCGACGCATCGCGTTCGGTCACGGCCTCGATGGCGTAGCGGCGCGTTCCCTCGACGAAACGTTGTCCCGGGCGGGGCCGCGCGTCCGAGGACGGGGCGGCGAAACGCAGGGTAATCTTCAGCGACACGCGGCTCAGCACGGTCTCGCCCGCGCCCCGCGCCCGCCCGGTTCCCGGCGCCACCTCCGCCCAGAGGTGTCCCAATGGCCGCCAATCGGTCAGGTAGCCTCCGGCGCCATCGGCGACCTCGACCGGGGTCTCCAGCCTCAGGCGGCGGGTCAGGCGGGGCGGGCTCATGACCGGCCTCCCATGAACAGCCGCACCGTGCGGTAGCGTTCGATCAGCGCCGCGACGCCCTGCGGCAGGCCATGGCCCGTGTCGCCGCTCATCGTGCGGAACTCGTAGAAATGCGCCGCCAGCAGCAGGACCGCCTGCGCCAGGTCGTCCGGCAGGTCCGACCAGTCGGGCCCGTATCCCGCCAGCATGACGACCTCGATCCGCCCGTCGCGCGGCACATCGGGAAGTGCGGCCCCGACGGGCACCACCGCCGGGCGCTGGCTGTCGGGTTCCAGCCGGTAGCGCGTGGGCGCCACCTCCTGCCGTTGGCCGTCACCCGAAACCCGCGTCATCCGCACGATGGCGCTCACCGGGGCGACCGGCAGAGGCTGGCGCATCCGTGCGCGCCATGCGGTCACGTCCCAGCGCATCTCGCGGTCCAGCAGCACCTTGCCGGTGCGCGCCTCGATCGCCGATTGCGCCGCGCGCAGGTAGGTTTCCAGGATCCGGTCCTGTCCGCCGTCGTCGTCGAACCCGGCCCCCAGCCGCAGGTGTTCCTTGAACACCGCGAGCGGCAGGGCGGCGGTCGGCACGCGGGTCAGGTCGTTTAAGTTCATGGGACTAATCCTTCGATCCTCTCGCCCGCGTCCTCGTGCACTGGGTCGGGCGCGCCACCGTTCGTACCGCTCGGACGGGAGTGAGCAGCTGGACGGCACGCACGGCGCAAGGCGCGCCCGACTGTCACGCGGCGGAACGGATCCCGCCGCGATTCCGGGCTCAGCTGGCCGCGAACTTCAGCAGCTTGATCGCGGCGAAATCGCTGACACCACCGCCGACGCGCTTGGTGGCGTAGAACAGCACGTGCGGCTTGGCCGAGAAGGGATCGCGCAGCACGCGCAGATCGGGCCGCTCCGCCACGGTATAGCCCGCACCGAAGTCGCCGAAGGCGATGGGCAGGGCATCCTGACCGGGATCGGGCATGTCCTCGGCGATCAGCACCGGATAGCCCATCAGCCGCGCGGGCTCTCCGCTGGCCAGGCCGTCGGACCACAGGAAGCGTCCGTCGGCATCCTTGAGCTTGCGCACCAGGCCCGCCGTGCGCGAGTTCATCACGAAGGTCGCATTGGCGCGGTACTCGGCCCCCAGCGCATAGACGAGGTCCACGATCGCATCGCCATCGCCCAGCCCCGCATCGGTGCCGGTCGCGACGGTGCCCAGGTAGCCCCAGTCCCACAGCTCGTTCTCGACCACGGGATAGGCCAGGATACCCTTGGGCTTGTCGACACCGTCCCCGCCGACGAAAGCCGCCGCTTCCGAGCGCGCGAACTTGTCCGCGATGCGCTGCGCCAGCCAGCCCTCGATGTCGAAGGCGCTGTCGTCCAGCAACCGCTGCGAGGCCTTGGGCAGCGCCGAAAGCTCGTGCAGCGGGATGGTGATCCGGTCGATCTGCGGGCTGTCGGTCTCGGGCGTGGCGTCGGTCTCGTTCGCCCAGCCGGCCCCCATCTCGGTATGGTCGATCAGCACGTCGTAACTCGTGGCATCGACGCTCACGACATTCGCCACGGCCCGGATCGAGGCGGTCGACGACAGCGTCCCGCGCACCGTCTCCGAGGTCTTGGGATCGACGAGGTAGCCCCCGTCGGCGGCCACCGCCGTGCTCATCCCCTTGCCGTCCAGCGAAAGGCCCCGCAGCCCGTCGTCGTCGCCCGAGCGCAGGTAGGCGGCAAAGGCCTTCTGGTGCGGCGCCTCCTCGGCGGCCGCCGAGGCCAGGGCGGGCCGCTGACCCATCAGCGATTTGCGGTCGAGCTTGTTCATGCGTTCATCCTGTCTTTGCAGCTTGGCGTTGATGCCGTTGGAGAAGGTCTTAAAATCCTCCACGAAGGCGCCGATCGCGCTTCGCAGATCCTCGGTCGGGGACGGATCTTCCCCGGTCCAAGGCGCAGCCTCGGTCTTTCCCATGTCAGGTCCTTTCGAAGGTGAAGAGGTGTTCGCCGGGCCCGGTCAGCCCGTCCGGAACGCCGCGCGCGCTCCGGTGAACAAGGTCGCAAGGTCGCGCAGCACGGCCGCCTCGGGGTCCTCGGACTTGCCCGCGACCCGCGCGTCCGCCAGCATCGGGAAGGTCACCAGCGACACCTCCCACAGGTCGAGCTCGATCAGCTTGCGTCCCGGGGCGGCCGTCTTTTCGGCACGCAGCGTCCGGTAGCCGATGGACAACCCGTCGATGGCGCCGGCCTCGACCAGGGCCGCGGCCTCCTTGGCCTGCGCGATCTGCGGCAACAGCCGACCCTTGACGTAAAGCCCGTGGGCGTCCTCGCGCACCTCGTCCCAGATGCCGATGGGCTTCGCGGGGTCGTGCTGCCAGAGCATCTTGATCGTGCGGCCCGCCGTGCCGAGCTTCGCCAACGACCCGGCATAGGCCCCCGCCACCACGCTGTCGCCCCCCTGATCGACCCGCCCGAAGACCGAGGCATAGCCCGAGATCTCGAGCCCGTCGGACACGACCAGCCTGGCCTCGGGGTCGCAGAACTTGTGTTCAAGCGTCATGTTCAATCCTTTCGCAAAACCAATCGGGCTCAGTGCCCCGCCAGCCAGTCGACCAGGCCCGATCCGATCAGGACGCAGCCGCCGCAAAGCATCACCCAGATCTGCCATTCCAGCCGCCGCAGCATCCGCTCGATCCGGGTAAGGCGCAGGTTCACCTGGCAGTGCCAGACCTCCGCGGGGCGCACCGCTGGCCGTTCCGCCCCGCGCGGCTTGAGGTCGACGATCTTGTCGGACATCACTCGACCTCCACCTGGGGCAGCCCCAGCAAGGCGCGCTTCTCGGCTTGTGTCAGGAACGTGGCCTCCGACACGCGGCGCCATTGCGCATCGCGCTCGCCCGACAGCGCCGCCACCTGGTCGAGGTCGGGCCGGATCTCCAGCCGGTCCCCGGTGAAATCCGACAGCCAATCCGCGATTGCGCTCATGACACGGCTCGCCAGTGGCAATACCGTCAGCCGGTAGAAGGCGCGATTGGCCTCCTGGTAGTTGGCGTAGGTCGCATCCCCCGGGATCCCCAGCAGCATCGGCGGCACTCCGAAGGCCACCGAAATCTCCCGCGCCGCGGCTTCCTTGGTCTTCTGGAACTCCATGTCGGAGGGCGAGAACCCCATCGGCTTCCAGTCGAGCCCGCCTTCCAGCAACATCGGCCGGCCCGCGTTGCGCGCGCCCTGGTGCTGGCTTTCCATCTCGTCGACCAGCCGGTCGTATTGATCGGCACTCAACTGCGATTGCCCGTCGCCGCCCTTGTAGATGATCGCCCCCGAAGGCCTTGCGGCATTGTCGAGCAGCGCCTTCGACCAGGCCGAGGCCGCGTTGTGCACGTCGATCGCGTTCGCCGCCGCCTGCAGCGGGCTGAAGCCGTAGTGATCGTCCTGCGGATGAAAGCTTCGGATGTGGCAGATCGGGCTGACGTCCGGTGCGACCTCGAAGCGGTGCTTCTGGCCGCCGACACTGTATTCATAGGCCTCCGCCCATCCGTCCCGCCCCGGCACCAGCCGCATTCGGTCGGACCGCAACACGTGCATCTCGACCGGCAGTCCCGCCTCGCCCACGGCCTCCAGGTAGGCATCGCCCGACAGCAGAAGCTGACCGTAGAGCGCCTCCAGCAGTTCCGCGCGGCCCTGCGCCGCGTTGGGCCGCGCGATCAGATACTGCACCGGGTGGCGGTCGAACCGCGTTTCTCGATCCTGCACCACCAACGGCAGGGCGCCCGCCGCCTCCGAGATCAGCTTGACCGCGCGAAACCCGATCGGATTGGCCGCAAAGCCGTTGCGCGTCAGCGTCGCCGTGTCCCGCGCACTCCAGGCCACCCGGCCGGACCCGGCCCAGGTCACCGCCTTCTGCGTGGCCGAGGCCTTCATCTCCGGCGCGGATTTGGGCGCGGTCTTGGACAGGAAGTCGAACATGTAAGCTCCTCGGTCTGCGCGCCTCGCCGGTGGCGAAGGGCCGGTCTCTGCGTCGTTGGACAGGTTTTGCCAGACAGGTCTTGATGAACTGCGAGACCACCGTCCGGCGGTCCCGCAACCCCCCTCACAAGCGCCGCATCCGGGGCGAAAGGTGGCTTTTGGCAGGCGCGATCATCAGGTCGTGCAAGGCCCAGACCAGCGCGTCCACCCGGTCAGGGGAGCCCGCCCCGGTGAACCCCCGCGCCGTCATCAGGCACATCTGGTCCTCCAGCGCGCCCAGGCCCCGCAGGTGCCGGATCCGCCCCTGCTCGTAGAGCGCGGCCACCGGTTCCGCCCGCGCCACCTTGCCCTTGCGCGCATTGACCGCCCGGTAGGAAATCAGCGGATCGACCTGCCGCAGGATCGCCTCCACCATGTCGCCGCCCTGGTTGACCTCCGCCACCAGCCGGTCCGCGCCATGCCTGTGATAGGCCTCCGCCGCCGCCCGCGCCCAGTCCAGCGGAGTGGCCGCCTCGACCGTCGCATCCTCCAGCACGATCCCGCGCCACCCCTGCGGCGGCCCGCGCATGAAGACGCCCGCGACGACGATGCCGCAGGCATCAGACCCCCTGTGCCCGGTGACCGGAGGATCGACCGCCACCACGATCCGGTCCGGTGCCTCCACCTGCCGGACACTCGCGCCCTCCAGTTGCGCCGCCGTCCAGAGCGCGCCTTCCGCATCCTCCAGCAGCATCCCCTCCAGTTCCTGCCGGCCCATCCGCGTGCCGTCGAACCGCCGGTGGATTTCCTCGATGAAGCTGTCCGCCAGGTTCGCCGCGTTGGCACGCGTTGGTGCATGGGTCCGCACCGTGCCGGGCCGCGCCAGCAGATCGCGCAGGACGGCCACGTTGCGCGGTGTCGTCGTGACCACGGCCCGGGGATCGTCCCCCAGCCGCAACCCGAATTCCACCATGTCCCAGGTCGTCCCGCCCGACTTCCACTTCGCCAGCTCGTCCGCCCAGACCGCATCGAACTGCGGCCCCCGCAACGCCTCTGGATCGAAGGCCGAGAACACCTGCGCCTCCGCCCCGTTCGGCCAGACCAGCAGCTTGCGCCCCGCGATCCAGGCGGGCCTGCGGTCCTCGGGCGAGATCGCGAGGATCCCGCTCTCTCCGAAAACCATCACCTCGCGGGCCTGGTCGTAGGTCTCGCCGATGATGGCGATCCGGCGGGATCGGCCCGGACGGCGCGGCGTCGCGCCTTCGGCGCTGTTTCGTACCCATTCGGCCCCCGCCCGGGTCTTGCCCGCCCCCCGTCCGCCCAGGATGACCCAGGTCCGCCAGGCACCATCGGGCGGCACCTGGTGCGGCAGGGCCCAGAAGTCGAACAGGTGCGGCAGCGCCGCCAGCTCGCGGTCACTCAGCCGTGCGAGGAACGCCTTCTGCCGGTCGCGTGTCCCGGATGCGATCAAGCTTGCGCCCGATCTGAGCGCGCAGCGCCTCGTAATCGGGAACGCGGGTGTCGTCTTCGCAGAATTTTTCACAGAACGCGTCCTCGGCTTTGAGCAATGCAAGATGGGCGGCCGAAAGCTCGCCCAGTTTCGCGACAAGCGCCTTGGGCGTCCCGCCGTCTCCTGCCTCGAACGCGAGGATCTGCTTCGCCAAGGTCCGTTTGATCGTCTGGAAAAGGGCCAGGATCTCTCTCTGGCGCGCAAGCGCGGTCTCTCGACCGGCCTGCCCGGTCGCGGTTCTGTTGTGCAT